TTGTGTTTATTTTTGTTTTTGTTATCTTCGTAGGGCTTTCATTCCGGTTCATTGTGATTCCCTTACAATCTATGTCCCATATTAAATATTCAAGGGTGTAAATATAAAATCTAATAAACAATAAACCGCTGTCCCGTTATAAATATTCAAGGGTGTAAACATTTAAACATTTAAACATTTAAACATTTAATGTTTAAACATTTAAACATTTAAACATTTAAACATTTAATGTTTAAACATTTAATATTTAAACATTAATGTGTATCAGTTATTATAAATATCATGTCCAAAATAGCATTTATAACAGGTGTTACTGGGCAGGATGGTTCTTATCTAGCAGAATTACTTATTGAAAAAGGTTATAAAGTATATGGAATTGTTCGTCGCACTTCTTTGCTTTATTCTCATACAAGATTAGATCATATTAGAGATAAACTGATATTAGAATACGGTGATTTATCGGACGGTTCATCTCTAACTAATTATATTACAAAAATGACGAGAGAAAATGAAGGGTTTAAAGTATTTGAAATCTACAATTTGGCGGCACAGAGTCATGTACAGATCTCTTTTGAAATTCCTGAATATACAAGCCTCATAGATGGTCTAGGAACCTTGAAAATATTAGAGGCTATTCGTACATTACCAACTGATGTTATAAGAAAGACTAAATTTTATCAGGCAGGCACGAGTGAAATGTTTGGCGCCGTTTTGGAAAAGCCACAAAAAGAAACGACTCCATTTAATCCACAGTCTCCCTATGCCTGTGCTAAAGTGTATAGTCACTATTTAGTAAATAATTATCGCGATGCGTATGACCTATTTGCGTGTAATGGAATTTTATTTAATCATGAATCGAAAAGAAGAGGGGAAAATTTTGTCACAATGAAAGTGGTCAATGGTGTGAAGAAGATTATGGAACAAGAAAAATTATATGAGAAAGAAATGCTAGAATGTATTGGAGAACATGAAAGTATATTACATAACGATAACTTCGAAGAAGAAATGGTAAAGAAATCAGACTATGTATTGAAATTGGGAAATATTGATAGTAAGCGCGATTGGGGACATTCGAAAGACTATGTATATGGAATGTGGCTCATGCTTCAACAAGAAAAACCAGATAATTATGTATTGGCTACTGGAAAAACATATACAGTAAGGGATTTCATCGAACGATGCTTCGCAAAAGTTGGTAAAGAGATCGAATGGTATGGTGACGGTGTTGATGAAGTAGGTAGAGAGAAATCATCTGGTAAAATATTAGTCAAAATAGACGAAAAATATTTTAGACCATGTGAAGTGGATTTTTTGTTAGGTGACGCTACAAAGGCAGAAACAGAATTAGGTTGGACACGTGAATACGATTTAGACGCACTGATTGATGATATGATGAAATGAAAAATGAAATTAGTTATAAAAATTATGATGGGTATAGATATAGACATTACGGTTAAATACCGGTTCGTCTATATTTATTTCAAAATTGCGTGATTTATTAAAAGGTTTATTATGTATATTTTTATTTGAAAAATGCCATTTATCAAAAATATCCGTATTAATATCATTTTTACAACTGGTTATTAATAAAAAATCAAATTTATTTTTTATATTTTCAAAAATAGAAAGTATTTCCTCGTTTTTTAAATGAAATATAACATCTCTAATAATTATTAACGACGTAAATTCAATATTATTATAATTTATTAAATCTCTACATAAAAAAGTATTTTCTGGATAATTAGTCGAATGTGAACTAATTAGGCTTTCTACAACATCAACTCCTGTATATTTTATAGAGGTATCATTAAAAAAAATGGTTTTTGAAATCCATGTTAAATCGCCGCATCCTAAATCTAAAACTGATTTACAATTAGTATCATATATAAATTTATTCAAAACTGACGAACATTGTTTTGTATTTTCTAAAGATGAACCTGGACCGGATAATGGTATATTTTTACTACCATTATTCCATAATTGTTTATTATATATATTTTCAAATACTTCCTTATTGTCAGCCATTATAATATATAAATTTATTGTAAATTTATATATTTAAACGAATTATATGAGATGTAAAATTATTTTTTATACGCTAATATTTGGATTCATTTGTGGGAATTTGTAACATCATAAACAAAATAATAGTTAGATTCATAATGATTATCAAATTTATAATTTAAATTATTAAGAAAATTCTTAATATCGTCGTATTTTACATTGAAACGAATTGAAAGTAAATTATATTCAAATTCAATAATAGGTTTGTTTCTTTTTATTGTTTCAATAGAACCTTTCAATACATCTAATTCATGACCTTCTACGTCTATTTTAATATAATCAATATTATTCAACTCTAACGAATCTAATACTATTTGTTCAATACCAGTATTGTCATTAGTTAACTGAGTAAAGATACAACCTCTTGAATGATTGCTATGTTGTAAAGTTTTAATAAAACCAGTTGTACTTCCAAGAGCCATATTCAATATTTTTACATTAGTAACATTATTTATTTGTAAATTTTCTTTTGATTGGTTATAATTATATTCATCCGGTTCAAAAGCGATTACATTTTTAAATATTTTAGAATACACAATAGAATGTGTTGCTATATTTACACCAATATCTAAATATGTATTACATCTATTGTTTGTTTTAATATAATTTTTTACAATTTCTATATTTCCACTATAAGGTTCTGCTCTTCCAGAGTTAATATATTCTACTTGGATTTTATCTGGGGTAAAATATAAATCATTATTAAATACTGCAATATATGTGTTTTTAAAGTATTTATTATTTATTAACGAATTAAAAGCTTCAGAACGATTATTTGTATTATGATTATTTCTAACTAAACACATCCCTTTTAATCTAATTTCATCTACTATTTTCCTATTTTGTTTATCTAAAATCCATTTCATTTTTGATTCTAGATTTTCTTTATTACAAGATATATAATTAACATTATTCTCAAATCCTAAACGATGTAATTCATCTTGAATTGAATCCTCGCATAATAATAAGGAACCTACACTACATATTTCAAACACTTTCAATAGCACATATTTATATATTAAAGCATCAGTAAAACAACATAAATATTCTGATATTTTTTTGTAATATACTTCATCAATAATTTTATGTTTATAATTATTGTATGTTGGATGTTCTAATATCTCTATATATTCTTGATACATTAAGATACATTTCCTTAATGTATACACATTACTAACTGCACCAGATACAAATATTCTTTCTTTTGGTGTATAATTAAAATCTATATTTTTATAAAATGAATCTATTGCCGAATATGGAATATGATAACTTTCTTTGGACTTTATTGATGGATACATTTTAATTATTTTTTCATCTTTAAAAAGATATTGATAAGGACCAATTAATAAATCTGCAGAATCGATACATTTTTTTCTAATGTCTTTGTATGGATATAAATCATCTATCTTATAAACTAGAGTAATATTTTCACATTTCAATACAGATATATCTAAACTATCATAAGTGATACATAAAACGATAGATTTTCTTTGTTTTACGTACTCAACATCTAACATGCTTAACTTTATAATTGTCCAATCATAATCTGTTTGTAATTGTGTAGCAAACATATACGGTTCTTTAGTAATATAATCTATTAACCAATCAGCAATTATAATAAAATTCTTCATATATAAAACATGAAGAAATTTATATATATTGATTTCCGCATAGTGGAACTTCTATTCTAAAATCAATAAGAGTGGACGTTGTACCTTAATTGGACCTTATATTATAATTACACTTACACTTATCGCGATTGTTTTACAGCTAAAATATTGGTTTGTATATTAATTGTATTTATAAATGTGCTAATATTTTGTATAGGATCACTCATTATAGTTTGTAAATAATATTTGTTGTAATTTAATATACCAATTTCTTGATGTGGAATATTGTAGAGAGTATAATTAGTTTGTTTTAAAATATCCAATATTTGCATACCATCGTTGTTAAATTTTGGTGAAATTTCTATTATAATATTTTCAACAATATTTGTATTTAAAGTCTTCATAGCACCTTTTAACGCATTTAATTCACCTCCTTCAATATCTATTTTCATAATAAGGACACGATTTAACTCTTTTTCGCGAATTAAATTATCGATTGATATTGAAATAACATCAGTCATATAATTTGATTTTTCAAACGATAACCCCCCTATATTACCAACTGATTCGGCAAATTCTTTATTAGATGGTTTGAAATAGGATACTTTATCAGAAATACATTTGTTAATTAAATTAATATTAGACAATCCATTTCGCTTACAGGTCAAAGATAACATATTAATATTAGTAGAATATCCATCTACACTATAAATATTGGCAACATGGTTATGTTTTGCACATATTAATGAAAAATAACCTATATTACAACCAATATCTATAATGGTATGATTACTGGATACGTTGTTTTCAATAATATTATTGAAAATATTAGTAATATTTGGCTTCCATGTCCCAAAATTAATTATTGATTTTGATATATAGTCTTTTTGTCCATAATTGTAAATCATAAGGTTATTATGTAATTTATTTACTGATATATTCATTATGTCCGTTGATCTATTAATAAAATAATTAATAGGCATATTACCTTCTAATATTTCTTTCTCGGTTTTATCTTCTAATTTTTTATATACAGAATTTACTAACACTACCAATGGTTGATAGTTGCGAACAATGTTTTTATAATTATCGTATGGTTTTTCTATAAATTCATTTACACAGTTTGGATAGTAAACCGGATACATATTGTCTAATCCATTAAAAATGTCATAATTATCATATACATTTACATTTGAATCATATATTTTCTTTAAAATACTACTACCGACATCAGTCCAACCAATGTTTTTCCCTTGTTTACTATCTAAGACATTCATTAATTGGGTTTTCCATTTAATCATTAAATCTGTTTGTTTTTTACTTCCAAAAACTCCATTTACTAAATAAAGGTTATTTTCTTTCATAAAAAAACCATTTTTCTTTTCAATTATATCAAATAAACTATCTAGTTTATCTACAACGATGGTATCACTATCTAACCAAATTCCTCCATAATCACATATGACATGTACTCTTACAAAATCTGCTTGATGGGCTGGACATAAACTACTAAAATAATCTGGTATATCTTTTACATATTCTCTTATATTTTTGTCGGTTATCAAATTTACTTTATAACCACTGCCATTTGTTGAATGTAAATACATCAAATCTCTTAAAATAGAAATTAATTTATATTCTTTCCCAACCCAATAGAGATAAATATTTCGATTAGTTGACATACTATAATATATCTAAATATATCTAAATATATATAAATATATCTAAATATATTTAGATATATTTAGATATATTTGGCCGTTATAACAAATATCTAAATATCCACCTTAATCAGTTCCACCATATCGTGTATCATTTTTCGCTCAAGTATGGTATATTTCAAGTTATTTAATCCTGAACTCATAATTTCTTGTAATTTTTGCTCACTATTCAAAGTCGTAAAATTAATATAATGTTTATTCGTATTTTGTGAGATATATTTTATTTCTCTATCAGCTACATCATTAAAACGATGTAAATATAGCGGATGTTCCACATTATTGGTAAGATTTGTTATTTTTCTTATATTATAATATTCCGCGCGATTTTGTAATGCCTTATCTTCTGTACCCCACCCCCAAACATCATTTGGAAATCCATTCATCTTATGAATAGTAACATCTTTAAGTTTAATTATCCCTCCCAACGTATCGTATATGGAGGTATAAATACCTAATACATCAGTATCATTCACATCTTTTATATAATGTTCTTCAATACATTTTTTTGTAGGATTTATATCAACATCATGCGTAAAAAAATATTTGGTTTTATTTTCATATTCTTTGAATGCCACATTTAATAATGCACCACGGTTAAATAATTTGCCTTCATTTTGTTCAATAACCACTACATTACTATTGGGTAAGTGTTCTTGAAGAAGAGGTACTGTATTTTTGATAAAATATTCTAAATGCCTGTCTCTATTGCGAAAAGGAATAGCAATTATATTTTCATACATTTAACAATATAATATATTTATTATTAAGTTGTTTTCAAAAATATATATTTAAAAAAATAATTCTTTCACTCGTTTACATATATGAGTTGACATTACGATAATTATTCTTATAATATTCATACAGCTTGATACAATTTTTACGCATTTCATTTTCTTTATCCTCGTATATTGATAATAATATAGTAGGCAACTCATTTAATTTATTTTCAGGTATACGAATAATTGCGTCATCCCATAATTCGTGACTAGGTAGCTCTAATGTATCTGCCAATAAAACTGGAATACTTCCTACTGCCAATGACTCCCAAAAACGAATCGAATTCGGTCCCGATCCTGATGGACATAGCGAATATCTTGAATCTAATAATAATTTATTATATTTAATCGTCCGTTCCTTATCATTATCAGTTTCATTTAAAGTGTATTCGTTATTTTGTAATTTGTTATAGACAACATTATCAAAATGCCAGTTTCCAATATGATTTACATAACAATTGTTCGGATGTTTCATTTCAACTATTCTCTTGCGTATATCAGTTAAATACCAACTTGGATGATACGCACCTTGAAAACTATATAATAATTTACGGTTTAAATTCAACAGATCACATTTTGAAAATGTTGAATTCCGGTTATTGTCTTCAATATTAACAGCATATAGCGGACATGGTCTCAATTGAATATCACTTAATTTATCCTCTGTTAATATCTTATGTGGAGTATAAATGGTATGTATACCCATTGATTTGAACAATGGTATTAAATTACGAAATGAAATATGTTGACAACATGTATAATATTGGACATTTTGTCGTATATGTGGTTTTAATATATTAAATATAACATTTAAATTATATTTTTTATCTATTATAGTTGCCCATGGAAACCCTATATAGTTTTCATCATCTTTATTCTGCTGATAGAATGTTTTTTCAGTAATAACTGGATATTGCCAGAATAATTTTATATTTGATAGCAAATCGTTTGTAGGAAAATGAGTCATTAATAATAATAATATTAAATGTTTATATTCTAATAATTTAGTAATTGTTATATTCTGCTTGTAATTCTCTCTAGGTCGCGTTTAACTATGCTAGCACAATGTTCACGCAGTTTGCCGACCATTTGTGTAAACTGGTCTTGACTGCGACACACCTGATTATTTATATTATATCTGGGTTCTCCACCTACATTTATACATGTATGATTTTGTAAGGGGAAAAACTGATTAATCCCTCTATATACATCATTAATCCAATCATCACAAAACCAATTAATTATTTCGGGAGGGAAATAATAGCCAAATAATTCCATATGTTTTCTAGATACGAAACTTTGGGTTAAAATTCTGGCATTGTTATTTATTGGTCCAGTTAAGCCTATATTATTAGATTTCATCAATGTACTTATACAATCATTTACCCACGCATTTGTTTTAAATTCAATATCATCGCCACATTGGAAAAAATATTCACATTCGTCGGTATACGCCTTTTCAAATAATTGGTTCCACATGATAGTCAAATGACCTTTCGGTACATTGTCCATATAATAAAATTCGATACTCGTATTTTTCATAACAGAACAAAACCGTTTCAGTTTGTTTTTGTTATATTCATTGTCGTAGACCGGATCGTTTCGATCGATTCCAATATAAAATATATATGTATGTTCTTTGTCATAAGTAAGTAAAAAACTTTTCAAGGTATGTTTATACAAATAAGACTCTTCTATTTTGGTCCAATTTCTGTTTTTAGAAGTAGATGGGATCAACAACCCGATTTTCATTATACATTATAATAAAACATATCTTTATTATAATTTACACATTTGAATGTTTAGGTATGTATTTACCACAAGGTACTATAGACCTTTGAAAATTTCATAGTAGACAATGCTACTTTTGTCTACGCATAATACTAGTCATATTAAATGGCGAATTAGTCTTCATATATGTATTCAACCTTATTGGTCCAGCACGAATATCATGTATGTCATATACATCTTGATTAACTGGTCGTTCACATGTAAATTTTGATACATTAATATATTCATTTTCTACGGTTGTATCTAAATTGGTTATTGTATTTAATCCATATGGATAATTTTTATTTACCGCTTCTTTTAGTTCACTTCTATTAATTTTTCTCATGAAACCATCAACTAATTGAAGTATGGAAGATGATTGTATCGGAAAAAATACACTTCTATCTATTTTCAAGCCATTACTTAAGGCGCGATCTTGTATTAAATTATCTTCTTGCGACCATCCCCATAAGTTAGGAAACCCATTTATACTCTCAAAATCACCCCCTCTAATTGAAAAAATACCACCTAATGCGAATTTAAATCCATAAAAGTGTTTTATAACTCCAGGTATCGTTTTGTATGGTAACAAATTCTTTTTATATGGTAAAGTATCTACATCATGAAATACAAATGTAATATTCTTGTAGTCATTCGGGTATTTATTTTTCATTACCAAAAACCCAATATTTTTCATAGCTCCGCGGTTAAACGGTCTTGTATCACATTGGTGTGAAAAATATATTTCATAATCGTTACTATTGTAATCCTCTAGTATGTGTTTCATGTAAATCGTAAAAAAATGTTTATGTTGAGCTCTATCTCTGTATGGAACAATAAATATTAACTTGGGTACCATCTTTACTAAACCCAAATATTTTTATTATGTATATTTATCTAAAATTGCTTTGGGGATTAATTTATCATAAATTGGTTCTAATTTTTTATAACATTTGTTAATAGTTACCTCGCTGATTTCACTAACCTTGTTTATATCGCGTTTTGATATATTTAACTTACAGGTTTGTGCTATAAAGTATACAATACCAGCCGCAATTGAATGAGGGGTATTTTCAGGAATAATATTATTCTTTTGAATTCTAATTGCTACAAATATAGAGCATCTTGTCAACTCTTGATTAATGTTTAATTTACTACAGTATCTTTCTATGAAATCCTCCGGTTTAGTCCTACACAATGTGGTTTTCTCATTATTGGTCATTTCATATTCTATTTCGTTCAATATAGTTGTCGCGTTTTTACAACCCTTTGTTGCACTCGTATTATCTAAAGTAAATATTGTGGCTATTTCCTTCGCGGTTCTAGGACAATCATTTGTTCTACATGAAATATAAATAGATGCTGCTATAATACCATCACGATTTAATCCTCTAAATGTTTTATGTTCTGATATTTTTTTGTGATATCTTAATGCCTCGTCAATTATTATTTTAGGTATACCGGCATTATGGGCGATGATAGTAATTCTTTGAAACTCATCATATTGTGACTTTTCTTTGTATGGCATAGATTGCCACTCCGTATATCTGCGAATCTTTCTCATTTCATAAGAAGTTGAACCTTGGCATATGACCTTACATCCATAGGATGATTCACGCAATAATGGATTCACAGGCATGCCACATCGGGTTGGATCTGAACTATGGCTATCTTCTGCTCCATAATATCTCCATTCTGCTGATTGATCCAAAGAATCTTTGTAAATTATACTACATTTAGGATTTGCGCATGCTAAAAAACCATTTTCTGTCATTCTAACAGATGATTTACAAATATCACAATTCTCACGCTGACCTTCTGCCCTATATACGCATTCAATCGGAGTTTGTTCTATAAAGGTGTTCTCTATCTGTTTCCACAGATCATGTTTAGATTTGGACGACGGTTTCTTTTTTTTTGTAGATCGATCGGTCATTTTATTATACCTGAAATTGTGTTAATTATATTTAATTCAATTTTATTTAATATTTATTTAACATATAATGGGCGCCCAACAATCTATACCTGATAATACAAAACAAAAATCACTGTCTTCGACTATAGATTATATTGCTGCTAACTATATTTTAACAAGTAATTTTCAGGATTTAAAAAAACTAACAGATCAAAATTATTGTAAAAATTTAATTGTATTGACATCTGATGTTATTGCTCAATACCTAAATACACAGGAAATTAATTTTTTAAAACAAAGATTAGAAGGATCTATTGAAACAAATACAATGGAAAAGGAAAAAGTAGCATATTTTAATAAGAATACGCTTGATAAAATGGATATAAAAAGCGAATTAAGAAAAAAAAGAATGTGTATAGGAATTGCCAAATATTACATTCAGATATTTCATATATTTAATGCTATTGCGCATACCATAAATCCAGTATACACTTGGAAAGATGCGTATGGATCTACCGTATCAGTTGATTATGAACATAGAAACGACATACCTAAGGATGTTCAACCCACTATATCCAAGGCCAATTTGTGTAATTCTCGAATTAATTCCCTTATGAAAGATAACTCCATGATAAATCTCAAATCCACGAATGATATAGTTGATGTATCTACTAAATTTTGTAGTATGAATACAAACTCTGATGGATCATCAAAAACATTGTTGAATGAACCGGGTATTCCTGAACTAAATATGCTATATTATGATGTATATGATTATAATAGTGGGAATTTTAATTCCATGTCTGAGGCTATGTTAAAACAATATAACACCGACTTACAATCCTTTTATAAATTATTTACTGGTAATAGTACTATGCCTTCGTATATCACTAAGTTTAGTCAGATTCCGTTACGCGATTTTCAGAAGATAAGTCAGTGTAAAAAGGATGGCGCGTTTACTAGATCATACAAAGGAACCTTAAAAGAAACATTGTTTAAGCAGTATGCTGATAATATAAAAAACATGATGAAGAATACAGATGATAATCAAAAAAAACTACTTGCGATAATCGACCAATTATTTGTATTTATGGTTGATCCACAGGATTCTACCAAGAAATTAATCGTAATTAATCCAAAATTAGACAACAAACTGTTATCTAAACTTGTAGTAGATACCCGAACAATTATTTTAACTTTATACACTACCTGCGAAGAGGATTTTTTCAAAGGTTTACAACTATTTGAAGCAATAGTTGAAAAACAAATAAAGGATACTACTATGATCCAAATCAAAAACCTGGAGCAGAATATCGAATCGGCTATCTCACTCGATGTAAGTGAAAATAAAAATGTTTCAGTACCACTGTTACCACCACCACCAGCTCCTATAGTATAGATCATTCCCAAATAATGTGTTAACATATTACATCATTTTATGTAATATGTTATCAATTTATTCAAGTTGAACATATTGTCCTTTGGTATCATTATCTAAGTATACCTTTTTACTGATTGCTCTTATGATTTTACTGGTCTCCTTGTCATCATTTTCTATTGAGGTCATCGAATTAAATACTAGCTTTGTCATTCTTGATTGAAGATTCTCTTTTGTATCCCAACCTATATTAGCATCCTGCCATTTATTCAACATTGTTCGTTGTTTCATAGTTAGGTTCTTTATTCCATTTAGAATATGTAATAGTTCATTATCCTTTTCCCATATATTGTCATTCTTGACATATAATGTCTTTCTAACAGCATCAGTACAATGAATAGGACGATCCAGTATATCGAGCTGACTTAGTCCATTCACTAATAAATTTGTTATAGTCTTTGTTAAGCCATTTTCTATTGTACTATCATATGTTTCTGATGTAATAGGTAAAGAGTCTATAAAATCAGTCAAATTCATAGCATTTTTACAGTGCTCATTCAAAAACATTTGAATGTTAAATTGATTATTCGTGGTGTTATGACTATTTGTATTATTAGTGTTATTTGTAATACCTTGTACCTTACCAATTACATTTGTCATAAAATCTTGATTTTGCGTCATCATTTGCGTGAACATTACAAACATTTTTTCGATTATTACTGGATTTGATGCTATATCCGGTGTATCTGAATGTGTATCACCACCACCACCTACATTTATATTATCGTAAGAGGAATAACATTTTTGTTTATGATTCCATAAGGATGAAGCGTGTTTATATGTTTTTCCACAAAGACAATTATATGTTTCGGCATTTTCTATAGAGGTAACGTTCGTATTTGTTCGTATTTTATGTTTAGATGTCAGTAAATGAGTGTTGAAATTACTTTCTTTAATACATTTAAAGTCACAGTTTTTACAATGATAAATTTCGGCATTTTTTGGCATTTTATTCTTCGTATTTTTCGTCATTTTCTTCGTATATTAGACGAAGAAAAAAATGCCTAAATATTTCCATATGTTTTTGTATTTTTTTACAATCACAAAGTTTTTCATGATAAAACCGGATCCTTACCTTTATGCTCTCATGTCGTTTTTCACCACTTTTTCAAATTCAAAATCCTATTTTCAAAAAATAACACAAAAACCTTGTGTGTTATTTTAAAAATTGAAAAATAGAATTGAAAAACATGAAAATGTAATTTACCTACATCCATCAAGTACAGTGCCTTTTTTTAGTCAATAACTCTTCACTACATCATGTAGTGACTCTACTACATCATCTAGTGAACCTTTATATAGAACACCTGAAAAACACCTCCCTACATATCAAGGCAATCTCCGTATTTTATCCTCTATATTTCCGAAATCCATATTTCAGGTATACTATCGGCGAAAAACGGCGATAAAAACAGTAAACAAACAATGAACCTATTATTTTAATTTATCTTGAATTTTTTGTAAAATATCATCGTTGTATATACCAAGTTGCTTGTAATTTTTAGTGGAGTTATATTCTTTATGGGGTGTATCTTTGTTATTGGTGGTTGGTATTATTATCTTATTAACTAAATTGTCGCTAGGAGTCGATGTATCATTTGAATGAATTAGGTTTAGTTGACCATCGACCTTATTTTCAATTTTTGGATTAGAATGTACAATATTACCGTAACCATCAATGACCGATCCGGTTTGTTTTTTATATTCTTGTCTTACGTAACCAGGTATCCAATGTGCCCAACTAATAAAAACTAGGTTCGGATGTGTGTAACGAACGACAAAATCATTCTCCCTTAGTTTTCTTATAATATAGTCCGTACATTCGGCTACATCATATCTGGAAATACCAATCATCATTTCTGGAATCAAATACCAACAGAACTGTTCTTTGCCTTGTTGTTGTCTAGATGTTAGTTTAATTTTTTCATGAACACGGTTTAATATTTTATTATACAATTGTAGTTTATTTTCCGCTATTTCTCTCTTCTTTTCGAACAAATCGTCCAAATTAATCTTGTCACTTATTTCATTATCATCTGATAAACTGAATATATTCATATTAATGTTTTAACAGAAAAAAAGTTTTAAAGATATACGATTACAATATGTAATGATAGAACATATTGTAATAAATGGTGGAGGTCCAACCGGACTTATTAGCTATGGGGCGTTAAAATATTTGTTTGAACAAGAATTCATAAAAATAGACAACATAAAAACAATATATGGAACCTCAGTCGGTGCTATAGTCGGTGTAATGCTGTCACTGAGATATGATTGGGTTACCTTGGACGATTATTTTATTAAGCGTCCATGGGATAAAGTATTTAAAATCGAGCCGGATAATTTATTCGAAATGTATTATAGTAAAGGTCTATTTCAGTTTAGTATTGTTCGTGAGATACTAAAACCATTATTATCTGCCAAAGATTTATCTGAAAACATTACCTTGAATGAATATTATGAATATACTAAGATAGACCACCATTTTTTTACAGTAGAACTAAATTCGTGTGAGAAAATAGATTTGAATCATAAAACCTATCCGGAATTATCATTACTAACCGCATTAGAAATGTCTTGTGCTGTACCAGTATTATGTAAACCAATAATAATAGATAATAAATGTTATGTAGATGGTGGTCTGTTTGATAATTATCCAATAAATGAATGTATAAAAAATGAAAAATGCGACGAAGACACAATATTGGGAATTCGAAATAAATGGACGTTTGATGATACTGTTATATCAGATAGTATGAATTTATTCCAATACTTACAGGTATCGTTAGAGAAAATAGTGAAGCATATTCAAAAAGATAATATATCCAAGGTCATCCGATACGAAGTAAAATGTTTATGCGACGAAAAGATATCTGAAATATCAAATTGGATAGTGTATATGACAGATCGAGAGAAAAGAGTTGAATTAATAAAAACGGGTAAAAATTATGCCGAGCTCTTCTTCAATTACGAGCAAGAATTATCCCAGCGTACTATTTAGAAATTCCTTCAAATGAGCAACCGATGGTTTGGCATCATATTCAATAACTTGATTATCCTTTAATAACTTAATAGTTGGATATCCTTCAACCTTGTATTTATCAGCCATTGACGGATTATCCTCACCGTTGATCTGAGAAAATATTATTTTATACCCGTTAAATACTTTGTTATTATATTCCTCCTTAATTTCATTCCAAATCGGAATAGCCTTTTTACTATGAGGACACCAATCAACCGTGAATATCATCATTTCGGCCTCTTTGGCAACATAACCAGATTGTGGTGTGTCGGTTGATTCAGACGGAAACTCTGTGTTTGCTAAATAAGTAGGTTGAATGATAGAATACACATATTTATTATATACATATACTGCTACGAATAAGAAAAAAATAATGGCTACCAATATCATCCAAAATTTAGAACTAGTAATTAGACTATAGGAAGAAGATTGAATAGATTCTAACATATTATATAACAAATACATATAAAACATTACTTTAACTAACGAATTTATCTGCGTAAAGTTTTTTCTCTAAATAATGTACTATGAAAACACGTAAAAATAATATAAGAACCACACGAAAATATAAACCGATTCGCAAAACTATTAAACGAATATTTTCCAAAAAAGATTTTAGTGCGGGAGATGGGTTTGTAACTAGCATATGGGGACCAGCTTTATGGCACTCGTTACATACTATTAGTTTTAATTATCCAGTACAACCGAGTACAATAGACAAAGAGAACTATCGTAATTTCATGTTATCATTAACGAACATACTGCCGTGTAGATATTGTAGAGAGAATCTGGAAAAAAATTACAAGGTTTTTCCATTAACAATGGATTGTATGAAGGATCGTGATTCATTTTCTCGTTATGTTTATAAATTACATGAACGAATAAACAAGAATTTAGGTAAAACATCTGGGTTAAGTTTTTGTGATGTCAGAGAACGGTATGAACACTTTCGTGCTAGATGTACAGAAGAGAATCCGAAAGTATTTAATTTCAAAAAAACACGAAAAAATAAAAAGGAAAAGGGATGTACAGAACCATTATATGGTACAAAAGCAAAATGTATAATTAAGATTGTACCAAAAGAAGAAAAGGGCGTGACATTTCAGATTGACAAAAAATGTAAAAAGACTAGATCCATCTGATGATACATTTTCAAATATGTAAATAATATTATAAATGTGTTATTATACTATTATTACGAATTTACATACCAAATTGGCTAAAATCAGCTAGCACGGGGCGAGGTAAATATTGATCATTAGAACTAGAATAATTGGGCACTTTCTTACACTCGAATGCTGGTTCGGGGCACCTGGCACAAGCTGGGCAAGGGGGACACTTCTCTTGTCGTGGACAAGCTGCTGCTTGTGGACATACTGGGCATACTGGTGGCACGACTTCTGATTTTAATATGTACATGTCATGTTGTCCCATCGGAATATCATTGTAAGATACTCCTTTAGGTAAAGCACTTGAAACAGAGTTATCATCTTGAGATTCCATACCTTCCATATAAGATCGTTTGGATCCTAAACATCCGCAGAATACAAGAGCTAATAACAATATGATAAATAAATGTATCTTCTGAAGTTTCATTATATATATTATAGTTTTAGAAAAATTAAAAATTAAAAATTGAATAACTATATTATTTGAGAATTACACATAATATAGTTATTCAAAGGTATACAATAATGCCGAGATCAATACCCGAACCACTAACGCATTTTTATAATGCGGATAACAATATATATGAAATCGGTATAGACGAAGCCGGGCGTGGACCATTGTTCGGTCGCGTCTATACAGCTGCCGTTATTTTACCTAAAGAATCTAGTTTTGAATTTAATAAAATGAAGGATAGTAAGAAATTCAGTAGTGAAAGTAAAATAAACGAAGTTGCTGAATACATTAAAGTAAACGCTCTAGCGTGGAGTGTGACATATAACGACGAAACAGTAATAGATAGTATAAATATTAGGCAGGCAGTTTTAAGCAGTATGCATCAATCTATTAAACAAGTCATTTCAAACAATAATAATAATAATAAGAATAAAACTGATATACATGTCAATAACGGATACTTTCTGTTAGTAGATGGAAATGATTTCAAACCATACATGGTTTTTCAAGATGATAAATATTCATGCGTACCTCATGTATGTATCGAAGGAGGTGATAACAAATACTGCTCTATTGCTGCGGCTTCAATATTAGCAAAAACCGAGCGGGACAAGTATATTCAAGAATTATGTGAAGATAATCCTGAACTAAAGGAGCGATATAATCTAGACAAGAACAAAGGTTATGGTACGAAGCTACATATCGAAGGTATTAAAACACATGGAATTAGTAAGTGGCATCGTAAATCGTACGCACCATGCAAAGACTATATTTAATTGTAGGTCGCGAATTATATGTGTATTGTTGTATACGCGATATACCTTGAAAAAAATATGTAACAATATGTAACAATATGTGTGTAACAATATGTGTGTAACAATATGTAAACCTATACACCTTTATAAAATTATTCAAAATCATATTCATCAAACTCTATCATAAAACTACTCACAAAGGGTTCGTCATTACAGTTTTGAATATCAAAGAATGTTTTTTTATCACCTAGCACAATAAGTGTTTTTGATGCCCGAGATATAGCTGTATATGCCAATTTTAAACGATTCGTTCCCCAGGATAGACTACTATGAAACGACGAGGCTATAAAAACAACAACCTCTTTCTGACTACCTTGATATTTGTGAACCGTGTTACAATAATTTAATGTGAATTTATCTTTAATATCACTAAGATTAACCTCTTCAATAGGGGTTTGATCATCATCATATAATATCCATGCTACCTTTTCATTGTAACTCTTGTTTGTCTTTGGATTCACTTTAACTACTTCCTTGAAATATATTTTTCCAGTATCGCCATTTACACGAATAACCTCATCGTCGTATTTATTTTCAGTTCGCATGACATAATCACCTTCTTTAAAATATCCATGTTCATAATGTTTATCAGGATTATAAACATCATTCTGTAACAATTTATTCATTTCAAATACACCTGGTGTTTTGTTATTTTCCGGCGTAATGAATGCGACCTTTTCTTTCCCGTATTTATTAACAATATCTTTACAAATTCGAACCGTTTTTCTGTTATCAATGAAATCATGTGCCATAAATATAGTCGAATTATTGTCAAAATCATGAAAAGTCAGTTCCTTTTTATTAATTCTAATGATACAATCCTTCAATTTGCCCGTATCTTGACGTTTAATTTCGGTTAAATATACAGTATTAAATAACTCGGAGTGAATTATACATTCAAATGGTCTACCTTTTCCAACTGGCGGAAGCTGTTTTATATCACCACATAATACAAGACTACAATTATCAAAATATTTACAGGCTTTTAATAATATTTTAAACATGAATATATCTACCATGGAGGTTTCGTCAACTATTATTTTATTAATATATTGTGGATATTTTGATTCCTTTTCAGTAGAGGGGTCTTCTATTTCTTTAACAATTTTTGGAAATGTATTTAATAGACATTTATGTAAGGTTCCACAAATTTCATTGATCCGAATATTTTTACACTTGTCAGTTAACCCTTTAAGCGCTTTACCAGTCGGGGCCATTAAACTGATATTGTATTTGAATCCAGTCCTATCACTTTCCTGATTAAACCATTCAATAGTAGCCTCGGTTATCGTACTTTTACCAGTACCAGGTGGACCAGTAATAATACATAATTTATCTGTAATTGTATGTTTAATAGCACTAATCTGTTCATCGTTTAATTTAAACGGTTTATCCGGAGTAGATTTATTTTTTTCAAATTCTTGAACAAACTGATTGAAATGTTCCACATCCTCAATGGTTTCATTATTATCATAATACATATCCAATAATCCATCTCCAATCTCCTTTTCGATTTCTACAAATTCTTTAATACCATATAGATATTTAATCGTTTTATGTTGAATCAGAAATCCATTTAATATGTCAAGATAGGATGCATATTTTGTAGATAGAAGGTTATTTTCTTCGCAAAAATTACGAAGTAACCAATACCATCCTTGTTTGAATGGTCTATCCGAGAATTCCTTATATATATTTTTCGAGTCAGGCTGACTTTTAATTTTGTAAAAACTACCATTATTGTCATGTACTGCAAATATTGACCATTTTTGTACTAATAATTCATCCGTAAATGGAATAGACAATTCTCTCACAATACGATATGCTTGAGTAAATTTAATAGGAGAATGTTGAATTTGAATCAAATCAAGTGGATTGTCAATAATATTTTTAATCAAGTATCGACTGTGTTTTTCAAATGATAATGATTCAATAATCCCTTCAAAAGTTTTGAAAGACATTTTAGAAGAATAGTCATTGAACCATTCAATGATATGCAATACAGTATCTTCGAATGTGTTTTTATCAGTATAACCATAATAAGTATTATTTATTAACTCGCTTCGCTCTTTTATAAATAATCGAATGTTATCAACAATCGAGATTGTTTGGTAGCCGCTGTTTTTTTTAATAATATCATCTAGCTTTTTCAAATAGTCTTCTTTCAGCTTAGTAGCGCGTTCTTCGTTTTTTTTATTTTTGTCTAGTTGTAATTTTAATTTTCGTAAGTCCTTACAACCTGGAATTGTTGTTTGAAGACATGTCGGATTATCAGATACATAAGCAAATGATTTGAATAGTTGTTGTTGTTCCATACTGGTTGTATGGCGATGTAATTATTTGATCATGTATTTCAGATAAATATAACTTCAATTATTTTAAAAATTGAAGTTAAACGAAACTATATTGGGTAATCAAATAAGTATAATGAAGGTATTGGTTTTTGACACCGAAACAAGTGGGTTGCCTGTAGAGAGGAATGGTAGTATATATAACAGTTTTAATTGGCCGTATATTGTTCAATTATCATACATCATATATGATTGTGAAACAAACCGGCTGATTGGATTAGAAGATGATTATATAAATATACCGGATACTGTAATAATGGATCCTGGAAGCGTCAAGATTCATAAAATAACAAGCGACCAATTGAGAAATGGTATAGATATAAAACAAGCATTAGAGAAATTTAATAGGTATGCAGTGAATGCTGATTTATTAGTGGCACACAATGTGTCATTTGATAAGCGAATGGTAATAGTTGAAGGAATTAGAAATAAAATCAAAATGAATATCACAGATACCTACTGTACGATGAAAAATAGCATCAACTTGTGTAAAATTGAAATGACCAATAAAGCCGGAGATAAATATTTCAAATATCCAAAACTAAGTGAATTATATGTAAAACTATTTAATTTCGAACCAAAAAATACTCACAATGCTTTGGTTGACATTCTCATTTGCCTGCGATGCTTTTGTAAGATGGAATTAAAAATGGATGTATCCGATAGAAATAGAACAATTCGATTGATGCTGAGACAATCGTTCCAAGACAAACATGACGAAAAAACTGTTACGAAGAACACATTTCACACACTTCAGACTCACGGTTGTCTTCTATAGTCTCTGTTTTATTTGGTTCAATCGTAAACTGCTGAGCCTGATGACGTGCTTTGCGTCTCAAGTAATACATTCCGGTTTTTAATCCAGCCTCCCACGAATAAAAATGCATGGAAGTTAATATTTTATAATTCGGTTCTTCTACCCATAGATTAAGACTTTGACTTTGACATATAAATGCCCCACGATCCCTTGCCATATCAATTACATGTTTCATTGGTATTTCCCATACAATCTTGTATTTTTCCTTTATGTGAGTAGGTATACTTTGGATCTGTTGAATACTTCCATTATTTGCTATAATATTGTTTTTAATATCATCGCTCCATATCTTCAGGTCGATTAATTCGCGCATCAAATATTTATTTACAATGAT